TCGGCCTACGGCACCACACGCAATGAGGCTGTGGCTGCGCTGGCCCGGCAGGTCGCGGCGTATTGGGCCAGGCAGATCGAGGCGCGGATCGTCAGCCTTGCGTGCGACATGCCTGCAGCCTAAACCTTCTCTTCCTCGCTGCCCGGCGTCCCAACCAGCGCAAACACCTTCCGGCCAACGTTCGGCAGATGCTGCGTGAAGCAATACCCGTCGCGCTCCAGGTGGATCAATCCGGTCAGCCGCTCGACAACATGCACGGCCTTGAGGTGCTGCCGTCGCCCGTACGTCGGCTGAAGCCGATGCAAAGCGATGAGTTCCAGCGCTTGAGTTTCGTCCAGCGCGTCGATCATGCGGTCCTTGCCGTCAATCTGGACGTAGACCGGAATTTTCCGTTCGCTCATTCCACCCCCAAATGCCTATTGGCTGAAACTGTAGACTTGCCATTTGCGGCCACCGGAGGCACCGCCACGCGCTTTTCTCCCCGTTTACTATGGCTGTGGTCCTCTGGACGCCAATCGATGTCCAGAAGCGTCTCGCACGATGGGCAGAATCGCACCTCGCTCGGCTCCCCGGCCCGGAGCGTCAGTTTCTCGCCACAACCAAAACAGGTCAGCACGTAGACCTCGAAGTTAGGCATCGCCGCCTCCCAGATGCGCCTTGATCTTTGCCAGGCACAGCCCGCACGTCACCGCATCGTCAGTCCGCTGCATCAGGCCGACGTGGGTGTGGCGGTCGCTTCGGCACAGCAACTCGCCCGGCTGCCGTTCGAAATGATCAGGCCCTCCTCGCAGCCAGCGTTCGGTCACTCGGGCGTGAACCACCGGCACCTTCCCGCGTCCAACCGTGCCGGCCTCCCGTGCAACCGACTCGTAGGCCGACCCCTCCCGCATGGCGTAGCCCGGTTTCGCGCTCCCGCAGTGCGGGCAGTTCTGGTGCTCGATCAGGACGGGATACCAGGCGTGGCAGGCTCCGCACCAGCGACCTTGGCCAACAGCGGCCATGCGTCGGCGTTCGGCGGCCTCGCGGATCACGACTGAGCCGTGCTGCTGGAGTTCGGCCGGGACTGGCGCGTCGGGCGGCAGCGGGAAGCCGCTCGAAAAGACCTTCAACACTCTGGCCTCAAATGCGGGATTCATGTTGCCTCCGTAAATCTGCCTGTGTCGCCTCGAAACATCAGCGGAATCACCGTGCCACCGGCCCCGTCCCGCTGCTTTCCGAGGATGAGTTCGATGGCGATTTCCTCTGCCGGCTGCGAGTCGTACGAGGTTTCGCCGTGTAGGAACAGCACGTTGTTTGCTGCCTGCTCGATATCTCCCGACTCCCTGAGATCGTGCAGTTTCGGCTTGCCGCCTGACTTCTGGTGCTCTCGGCTGAACTGGCAGGCTGCCAAGACATGAATCTTGAGCGCCGATGCCATGACCTTCAGCCCTCGGGCGACGCTGCCAACTTCCTCTTGCCGCGTGTGGCCCTTGCCGGTGACGAGTTGCAGGTAATCGACCACAACCAGCCGAATGTCGTGCTTGACTTGCAGCCGCCTGACGCCAGCCTCAATCGCCGAGATTGTGACGGCTGACGAATCCCGCACGAAGATTGGGAGATCCGCCACCACCCCGAAGCCCGTCGACATGCTCGCGTATTGCCAACTCAGCGGCTCGTGACGGATACAGGACCGGTTGAACCCGCCAGCCAGTGCCGCCAATCGGTTGACAACCTGCTCACGGCTCATCTCCAGCGAGTAGAGGGCGGACGCAACGTTGCCTTGCGCACAATGCAGGGCGGTATTGAGGCAGAAGTCGGTCTTGCCGCGTCCTGTTGCCGCCGCAATGATGGTCAACTCACCGGGAAACATCCCGCCCGTGAAGTGAGTCAGCCGCGGCCACGACCAAGGCATCCCGCGGCGCCGAAACGTGGCCAGGTACTCATCCAGACCTCCGCTAGCCAGAACCACGTCGCCTGGCTGCGCAAACTCGCCGGCAGTGACGGGCATCAGCGAGTTAAATGTGGCTTTGGCGTTATCCAGAAGCGTGGCCACTGGCGTTGAATCGACGGCTTGCACGATAAGTTGCTGAGCCGCCACGATGACCCTGCGCCGGGTTGCGGCCTCAACAATCGCAGCGGCGTAGCTTTCGACGTTGGCCAGCGGGACCGAAGCGTCTTCGAGGTCGATCAGGTAGGACAGGCCGTCAACGCTTTCAAGCTCGCCGGTCTGGCTGAGTCGAGTGGCCAGGTTGTAGCGGTCAATAGGCGTCCCACCTTCAAACAGTTCCGCGGCCCGCTTCCAGATTGTCCGATGCTTCGTTAGGAGAAAGTCGCTGGCGTCGATGACGCCCCGTAGCTCTCGGAACCGCTGGGGCGTCGACAGGACTGAACCCAGGAGCGCACGCTCTGCCAGTGGAGCTGATGGGAGCCCGAAGTCGAGCGCGTCAGGCATTGCCCGCCTTCGCCTGTGAGGCTTCCCACTTCAGCCGGTCGCGTTCATCCTTGGCTGCTTGCCACTTGAGCATATCGTCGGAGCTGATGTACTGAGGGCCTGGATCACGGACAGGCTTGCAGACGTTTTGCCATTCGCCTTTGCGGAGCCACTTCGCCAATCCCATACAAAACTCGAGATCGTCTTGGCTGTCGAGGTAGGCTTTGGCGTTCTCTCGAATCCGCGCGATGTCCCGTTCGGCGTTCGGGCCGCTCGTGGACAGGATTGCTACAATTTCGTCCATGATGCCCTTGAGTGTGTTCCGGCGCTTCTCTGGCCACATGGCGTAGAGGTCACGGGCGAGGTCTTCCGGGGCGTCGTCAAGATCGGGAAAAAGAGGGGGGGTAGGGGGGATGTTCTTCTGTTCTCTGCTATCTGTTATCTGGGGGTGTTTCACTGGCCGTTTCTGCAACGTTTCAGAAACGTTTCGTGGAACGTTTCCTTTGCTTGCTCTGAAGCGTTTCACGCGGTCGGTTGATAGGTCGGATTTGTACTGCCTTTTGTCCCATGCGTGAGGGATATAAGTCCCGTCATTTAAGTCAAGTAGGTCGGCATCGAAGAGTTTTCGAAGGTACTCATCGACTGTCGGTTTCTTCATCCGAAATGAGAAGGCAATGTCCTCTGGTGACGGTAGGGAACCGAGGTTCTTCCCAGTCAGGAGGAGGCAGTTGATCCAGAACTTGAACAATTTGTCAGGTAATGTCTGGACCTTCGGTTCGTCGAGGATATCGAGGTAGAGACGAAGCCAAGGGAGGGGCTTCTCGCCGATCGGTTCGCCTGTCACGACCGCACCCCCAGGAACCGTGCCAGGTCCTCTCGGACGGCCTTCAATGTGGCGGCTTGCTCGGCGGGTTTGGCCTTGAGTGCTCGTTGGATCAAACGATCCGCCGCCTGGATAAAGTTGCCGAGGCGCAAGAGTTCCGGCGTCGCCGCGGACGGTTTAATTCTCATGTCTCACCAGTCTTTCTGCTGGAGGGGTGCAAGACGGTGAGCCAGAGCACCCCTGCCCAGCGGTTTCGTGGCGGTTCCGGTAGCAAGCCGGCGCCGTGACTCCACGAGAACATTGTAGTCCCGAAATGGTCCGGGCCAAATCCTGTCGTGTAAATAGCATACTACGGCTCTTTGGGCTCCAGTCCCTTCAATTTGAGTTGCCGGCTATCAACCTTCGCCGGTCGCTTCTCGCGCTTCTCGACTGGCCGCCCCTGCCGCATGACCCGGCTGTAGGCCATCGCCAGCGCCAGGACTCGGACGTCGCGGGACCGAAGGTATTCGAGCGGCTTCACGCCATCACCCTCCCCGCGCATCGCTTGTACGACGCCCGCCGCTGCGCCCGCTTGCGCTCCAGGAGCCACTCTTTGAACTCGGGCCAGGACTGGCAGAACGGGCAGGCCAGCATCGGACGGGCTGATTCGTTGTAGTAGACCCGCGTGCAGCCGCGCCAATTGCAGATGTGGCGCCGGGGAATCATGATGAGAGGCGGCTTGGTCACTCAAACACCCCCACCACGGTTCCCTTGCGGATCTCGCGGTATTCCTTCTCGATGTTCTGCGACGTGACGACCAGGGCGAGTTGGGCAGGGATCGGATGCCGCCTGATCGTCAATTCAGCCAAAGCGGCCCGCGCCCTTTTCGCCTGCTTTTCCGGGTAGATGTCGCAGCGGCGGATGCCGTTAGACCAGTAGCGCAACTCGTAGTGCGATGGCATTATGCGCGTCCTTTCGTCAAGCCGGCCCAGGTCACCCACGGCACGCTCTCGATGCCGACCGACCGGCAGTACAACTCGCTTTCGATCTTGTGAAGTTCTGCGAGTTTGTCCGGAGGCAGCACGCCGCCTCGGGCGCGGCACTCCGCTCGTAATTCAAACTGCCTGGCGTGCAACTGTTCCGTGGTACCGCCGCGCACCTGCTCGTGGGCGATGTCTCGAATTGCGGTCACAGTGTTCTCCTCGCGCTTTCGCGCTGTTCGTCGGTCATGACGTCCAAGCCCCTCTCGATCCGGCTCAGTGCCGTCATGGACAGGCCCATCGACTCAGCCATGCGGCGCA